AGCCGCAACCACTACCGATACACTACCACCGCCATCAGTATCACCACCACTTACGACCTTATAAGACCATGGAATTTGACCTGCTTGGCTAAACGCAATTTCGCGAGTAGAAACATTAATTCTAGATCGGCCGGCCTCAGTGATCTGAATAGTATCACCGGGACGAACCGCATTAGCCGTCGATACTGTCAAGCCCGTCAATACAACTGTTTGCGTCATACTGTCTTTGGCTGTCACGTAAGTGCTGTTAGGCGCAACTGATATAGTCCCACTCTCGCCAGCTAATGCTCCAAGGGTGGTAGAAGGCAAAGCGTTAGAGGTAAGGCCTCGCAAGCCGCCAAAGTTCTTAGCAATTTTAGCTTCTTCCCACGCCATATTAACCAAGCTGTTATCACCTGATGCAAGGCCCGTCTGAGTATCAGCCAAGTCTTGAACAGCGTAAGGGTTCATTACCGAATAACGCTCACCACTCATAGGAACGCCAATAGACGACATTAACGATTGGTTAGAGGCAACATCACCCCATTTAGTAATTCCAGTGCCTACCGTGCCGTTATGAAGGCCTAAGTTGTTTACCATGAAGCGGCCGAGGTTAGTCTCTAAACGAGTGACAACCTCTTGCGCTGCTGGAGCAATAATCTTATCTAACTGATCAAGCTCTAAAGCCTCTTCTCGGTTAGTGAATGGAATCTCTACGGTAATGTAGTCCTGAACTACCGCAGAAGCAGAACCCGACGTTATATTATTGGGTGTTTCCGCTGTGATGTCACCATCAGGCGTTTCTACAGACTTATACTGATGTGGACGCTTAATAGCAATTGAATCTCCGAATTGAGGGGTAAATTGCCCCGAATAAAGCGAGGTGTTTACAGTTTTAGTCAAAACCTTTGAACTTTCAAAGGCTGGAATAAAACTACGCATTACCTTCTTCGTGGTGTTACTTTCTGCATCGTTAGCCATGAGTGGCAACTCCTATTATTTGAATACACCGCCCGTCAATGCTGGATGCTCCGATGGTGGAACTCCAGCCCCTACAAGAGTCTCTATGGGGGAGGGCGCGTTAGTTGTAGTTGGTTTAAGTTTTATTGCTTGTGGCTTTACTTGTGACTCAATGAAAGCTCCCGCGCTTATAGGTGGCATATCGTGCAAAGACTCCATTGCCATAGGGTTTTCACTCAGGTACTTAGTGATTAATGGCCCATGCTCATCTGCCAAAATATACTTCGTAACATGGTCGTTTATCCCGTACTGGTACACTGTGCCTCCCGCAATCTCTAGCTCTTTATCACTAATGCCTAATTTCTTCGCGCGCCCTGAATATTCGTTCAGCGACTTCATTAAGGCCTCATTCTCTAATCGCCGACTCTCTTGCACCCGCAAATCTTCCTGCTGGCGTAAATAGCTAGCGTTAGCGTCAAAAGCTGCCCTATCTTGTAACGCCTTATCCCTTGCCGCCATTTCTTGCTCATAATTATCTGAGTATTGGCTAGGCATGTCAGGAATGCTTGGCGCTTGTTCAACTGGTTGAGCTGCTTGTAATTCCTTGAGCTGGCGCTGTAAATCCTCATTCTTTCGCTTTTGTTCGCGAGTTTCAAAGGCTTTTTTGGCCGCCATGTCATTGAAAACTTTTTGCTGTTCTTCGTTGAACGTGACTTTTGTTTCGTGGCTTTCCCCACTATCACCAGCAGTCTGTGAAACCTCTTCTTGATCTGTCGCTTCAAGGTTTGGCTGTTCGGAATCTAATACTGCTTCTTCCGCTATATCCTGCTCACTCATGGCTAACCCCCTACGGGTATGTAATTAAATCGCGTTTACTGTCGCGTTGCAGTTTGTTTGAACAATTATACTATTAAACATTGCTTATAAGTTGTGGTGTGCTATAGTTGTGTTTGGACTGACAGGAGAAGCGGGAATTGAAGATATTTAATGCGACTGAATTGAATAAAAAACCAGCAGAAATATTTAGGGAGGCTGACATTAACAATGAAGTTATGATTAACCATGACAGGTATCAGGATAAGATATTTATATTAAGCTCAAGAGAGCGGCGCCAGCCAGTAGAAAGCTTGGCCGACGAACAGAAGCGAGTAAATGACCTTAATGCCGCAGGTAAAACGGAGCGCTAGGAAATGAGAATATTGGGCTATTCCTTTAGCCCTTGCTTCTTACTACAGTTCTAGGTTCCCCTGCTCCTCACTAACAATATCCGCTTGCTGTGCATAAGCCTCTATATTGCCGGGGCCTATGATTGCATCCGCGCCACTTGCTTCTCTTATTGTCTTTAACGTATTAGCTTGAGTGTTAAGGTTATCAACAGCTTGGGCTATGGCATCAGATTGAGCTTTATTCTGTTCCCATGATTAGCTTCTGTTCAGCCATAAATGACTCCATTCCGAACTTCTGCTCATTTAACTCTGCGTCCTGTTGCTTCTGTGCAAACTCTATTTGCTGCTTCTGCATCTTAATATCTTGCTCTCGGATAGACAGTTGCGTCTTAGCTTCTGTCTCTTGCGACTTCCTTAATACCTCTTGCGCGTCCGCTTGCGCTTTCTGGACTTCTGCTAGAGCTGCAACCATCATAGCGTCCGGATTTTCGCCTTGCTGTGCTTGTTGCTGTTGAATGAGCTTCATTTGCTGAGTTTCTTCTTCGGTCATTTGAGCCTGAGGTATCATCCCGGCGTTAAACAATTCTGAGCGTTTCCGCTCTGCTATTAAGTCCATACCCGGCGCTGTGATGTTAGAAAATAATATGTCACCGTTAACTGGAATGATTGAGGGGTCTACTTGGGCCATTTCTATAATGCTAGATACTGTTTCCTGTTGTTTGTTTTGGAATGACGCTCCAGCCGAACATGCTACATCATACTTGCCTTTACTTAAATCATTAAGCGTTATCACCTCACCAGTCTGCTCGTCTTGTACTTGTTCGTTTAGTGTAGCCATTGACGCCGCACCGTCCTCACCTAGTACCCTTACTTTGCGCTCAGTATCGTACACTTTAGGTATAGCGTTGATAAGTATTCTAGCTGTATGACATATCGCCACCTCTTGAGAACCAAAGTATTTAATACTACCTGTGTTACCTTTATCTTGCAGGGCTTTGATTGCCACGCCAGACTGACTGTTGATACCTTCGCCCATGTTAGCAGCAAATAATCCCGCGGCCCTTGCTATACCATTCTGCATATTGTTAGATATAACAGCTAGACCTTGATTAACTTGCGCTCCACCAGTTTGCTGTGGAATATAACCGGGTAGATTAGGATCAGGATTGAAGGGGAGAATAGGTGAATCATCTACATTAAGAGTGGACAATTCGTCAGTATGCCCAGCCATCATAGCATCAGTCATAGGTATTTTAGCCCTTGGAGCTAGTGCCGCTTCTGTTATAGCCCTACTCTCCGTGTAATTGAATACACGTTGATAATCCATTAAGGGCCGCACCACGCCGCTGTATATTGCCTTGTTCTCAAAGATATTGAAATTACCGTAAGTGGGTATAACAGGAATAAAACTAAATACCGTTTCTTTTGCCGGCTCTAACCATCCGTTAGCATCATAGAACCTGCTGAATACTTTATGACCTTTACGTGTGCGCCTGCCTTTCTCGCTAATACCTAGCCGCGCCAACTCATCAACTACTTTCTCATAATCGCCATTAACCTCTAATACTTGGCCGTTATCCATTAACACCAGTTCGCGATCAAAGGGCTTCTTGTATAAGAACTCGCCAACAGTTATCAGGTCTGGCTTCTCATAGTACGCATTAGCTTGCCTACCATCTGAAACAGAACCTCCCGATCCTTCTGGCCATCTAGCCTTATAATCTTCCTTAAGTAATCCTTGCAGTACAACGCCCCAACGTGCGTCACTCTTATCTTGCTCCTCGCTGGCCTCATCAAACCAAACTCTGTCAATGAAATTGCTTACACGCTCTATCGCTAAATCTTGATCAAAGCTATCATCATCAACGAATTTCTGGATCACACGCCACCCGTCCATGCCACAAGTAACCATAGTCCTACCCGCGGAATTATAAACGTGGTTGGCATTCGACATTTGCTCGATATTTCTAACCATACCGCTAAGAACCTTGGCGTCTTCTTTACTTGCGTCGCCACCAGCCGGGTCGATAGTAATGCTAAAGTCTGCCTGCTCCATTTCACCTGCAATCTGATCAATAACCGGGCCAGTCATATCAAATGTATAGCGCGGCTTGTTCTTATTAAGGCCCCACCAGTACGGCTCCCATTGCCCATCCTTCTTATGAACAAACAACATAGCGTCGCGTAACTCTTGCCGCTGTTCACTGTCATTATCTTGCGCTGATGTAACCAAGCTCATCACGTGCTTATGATCTTCAAAATTGTTTGGCATCTTAGCCCCACCCTACAAAGTTAATCTTCTGATGCTTGACCTCGATAGCTGGCGCAGTCATTAACATCATCACAGAGTCGCCCAAGTTAGGCGACATTATCTTAAACTTAGATTTCATTATTGGCTTAGTATACAGCTCAATTAACCCGTTGGCATTAGGCTTAACTGGCATACGGCACAACTCAGACCTAAGCTTGGGCAATAAAGCTATAGAACTATCAAAGCTGATCAATTCCTGAGGGTCGATAAATTTGCCCTCTTTCACGGCTTGATAAGTCTTGTAGCACCTATCCCTCAGTCGCTGGTAGTTCTGTGCTCGTTTGTTTTTGAATACCTGCTTGTTGGTCTTATTACCCTTTACTCCATTAACCAAGCAGTCTTCATAGATAGCATTGGCAAAGTCAGGCGACTCACTACCTTTAAACATATGGGCTTCAATTGGCTTGCCATCGAATGCCCTAGATACATCCCGGCTCAATCCAACACCCATGCCATCAGCGTCAAAGCTAAAATGATCCAAGCCTTGCTGTATTGCTAGACCTGTGGCCCAATCTCCACCGTCGTTAATTGTCCCGTCCTGCTTCTCTTCAATACTATAAACAAGCGAGCCATGCCTAGCTGCATACCCCTTACTGTCCGGCCCCACATCACTGGGATCATGCGCGCCATACTTGGCACCTCTAGCCCATTGATCAACGGTGCCTATCTTCATATGTGCATCAATGCAAGCATCGAACCATTCCGCCTGTATTAGTGCGTCCTCAACCTCATCATTATAATAACCCAACCACTTGTGGTCATAAGCTGTTCTTGAAAGCCTAGCCTTATCATATAAGCGCTCCTGCTCAAGCTCTGAGCTATGCCACGGATTACCATCGTAATTAATCCAGACAATCAAATGCAATTCATCCTCGTAATAACCACTTTTTAATAATGAATCGTAGAAAGGCGCAAGGAACCTTTTACTTATTGCATCTTCACTACTACCCGGATTAAGACTAAACCACAACTCAGAACCCACTTCTCTGATCGTAGGTGTTAGCATCGTTAATGATTCTTCTGATAAAGTCTGTGCCTCCTCTGCCCACGCAGCCATAAAACCAAACATAGACTTAACAGCGTCCGGGTTCCTAGCCAACCCCTTAAACTTAAAGACATCCTCACCCCTCAATCTAATAGCATTACTGGTCACCTCAAAATCATCAAAGCCTAAGCGCTTGATTTCCTCAGACAGTAGAGCATGAACACTGTCCTCTATGCTGTTTTGTAATTCGCGCAAACACATAGTTTTATGTCCGCAGTCCTTCGCCCTCGCAGCGAGTATATCCCCGAATGTATTAGACTTAGCACCAGACCTGCCACCGAAGGCGACCTTAAAGCGCTTTTTAGTTGTTACAAATTTCTCCAACTTGGCGGGGACGGTTACGGTAGGTGGGAGATTGACTTCTACATAATCGCCGTCTTTCTCTTGTATGCAGCGTATTAGCTTAGGGCCTTGGTCGCTAGGCTCATATATGCCGTAGACAGTCTTGCGTTTATTAACAAGTGATCGCTTCATAGCTATAGCCTGCGCTAAGCTTAACTTGTCAGCCCTATTACTTGGCATTCTGCTTAATGAACTCGTCTAGCTGTTCCTCAGACCATCCGGACATATCAACCGCCTTAACCTCTACGTCACCAGTAATATCAACAGCTTTCAATTGAGGCTCGACATACTTAGCTATCCTGTCCCAACCATCAATAGCCGCCTTAAAGCTTGCAGGGTCACTCTCTACCTCTGCGGCCTTTTGAAGCTTTACCGCATTCTCGGCCATACGCATGATCGGGTGGAAGTCCGGGCCGTACATATCTTGTAAGCGACTCATCAAAAACTTCTTATTGCGTCCCGGCCCCCTCTGTCTTTGCTGTCCCTTAGCTGGCTTATCTTCACTTTTCACCTAAAACCCCCTTTTTGATATTAACTATTTGATTTATAACTGCTGTATTTATTTACATTATGGGTATTATACAGCCATTCACCTAAGTTATATAGTATGCCTTATAACAATGAGCCTAAACTTGAACTCCACTTACCACCAGTAAATCGGTTGCCCGTTACATAGATAACAACTGGGTCGCCTTCTACTTCAAATCTATCTCGCATGTATATCATGTTGACAGTGATTTTGCGGTACTTGCCAAGGTTTTCTACGGTATACCCAGCTAGGCGTACAGTATAGTTACTCTTGCCCATGTGGACTGTGTATCTAGATACTGTGCTATCTACAGCAATTTCGTCTACACTGTCT